GTAAATATTTATCGCTATCTTTCGGCAGCGGGTACTGGCTTTAGTGGACTTCTCAAGTACATCACGGACGGCACATACAGAGTGTTCAGCGCGTAACTGCGTGACTTCAGCATCTGATTGATGTTCGTTCCTGGAACAACCGCGCCAACACTCGCGTTGAAGAAGATGGGTTTCGCGCCTATTGACTGGATGTAGCTGAGTAGATACGCAATTTGCGCCTGAAAAAGCTGGTTAGGCATGTCCTGGTAGTAATCATTTGTTCCGACCATGACCCACACGTAATCCGGCTTTTCCCTCACTACATCCTTGAAGAAGCGGGCTACGAGCTGATCGGAGCGGTTCCCAGGCACGCCCACTGTCACAACAACAGAATTATTCAGCCGTTCGGTTAGGCGGTCCTTAATGCCTCCACCAGGTGCGAACCAGCTATCGCCAAGCATTACGTGCTTACCTTGATTGTAATCCTCGGCTGGAGACAGGGCGTGATAGTTGGTGACCGACCCAGGGTAAAAGACTGCGTCACCGGACGTAGGGACGGTGATCTTTACCCGCACCTTACTGCCGGCCATCACCGTATAGGGGATGTCTTGGGAGACGATCGTGTTATCGCGGTTAACCCGGACCTTGGCCACCTCGATCACTTCACCAGTCTGGCGCAGCTCGGTAACAGAAATATCCAGCTCGGCGGACTGCTGACCCGCATGGGTACCCGGATTGATCACCACATTGGTGACCATGTTTTCGAACCGGGCGACCTCCGGCCTTGTGGCGACACCGCCGCCAGCGACCCGGACATGCACGGCGATCCCCAGGCCATCATCCATCTGCCCACCGACGTCGGCATAGCCTGCCGTTGGGATGGTCTGCACCTGGGCGCCATTAATAGGCTCCCATCCTGATGCAACCTTGAACTTTGAGGCCTCTCGCAGCATCGGGCGCGTTGCGAGCTGACGTAATGCGTCGTCCACCACGCACGCATAGCCATATTTGTTGCCGTGAGCATCATTGTTATAAAAGTTGTAGACCTTCCCGCCGGAGGCAATGGGTGCTGGCAATGGTCGATCAATGCGAAGAGACTTTCCTTCCTCAATGGCTTTGATCACCACCGGGTAATAGGTCTTGTCCTGGGATTCATAGCAGGCCAGTTGCCCACGGATGAATCCGGCGGTGCTTGAAACCGGAATGGTGAAGGAACCAGCAGATACCGTCGCATTGGCCGAAGCCTCAACCACGCCGCCAGTCTCAACTGGATACCAACCGACGCCGGAAAGAGTGCCGAAGTGAAGATCAATAAACGCAGGATTCTTTTCATCTCCGTATGTTGGCGCCATAAACGCCAACAAAAATGAATAGACCGTCGATAGGAGAAGCGGGCGCATGCAGGGTAAATCCATCCGTAAATTCCCCTGCATTGTGTCACATGTTGACCTTACACCAGAGACTGTTGCCAGCAGATATCAGCAAGAATTGTCGCGGGCACCGGAGTGCCGGTAGTATTTGTCACCCGGAGCGTAGGGAATCTGAGCGCGGTGTCTACCCTGGGTGCTAACCCGTCTTTATGAGGACCGACCCCGGCCCAAGTAGTCACATCGACTGTTGATGCCCCGTCTGCAGTCGATGAGTAACCGAGGCTCAAGTTAAGGCCGCTGTTGGAAACGGTCATAAACCTAGCTACTGCCGGGGTTCGCGTGTAGCCGGGGCATACGCCTATTACAATAGTTGCCCCCGCCGCGACGGTAATGATCTGTGAGAAGGCCGCGTTTCGCGTCACCGCCCCGGCACCATTTGGCGCTATTTCCTGACCAGCATAACGGATGTTCGCCGCGTAGCTTCTCGACTTAGTAAGCTGTTCTGGCGTATAGCTTATTGCCCCAACCGTAGCATTAAAAAATATCGGCTGAGCACCAATACTTTGAATAAGCATTCTCAGCTGGTGTATCTGTTGCTCAAAATCAGTATTGCTTACATTTGCGTAATAGTCATTGGTTCCAACCATAACCCAGACATAGTCAGGATTTTGTGGCGCTACGTCTAATGCGAACCTACTGATGAGCTGTGAGGCTCTATTGCCTGGAACGCCAGCACTTATAACAGTTGCCTTGTTGAGCCTAGATATAAGTCGGTTATGGAAGTCGCCTCCACTAGTAAACCAGCTATCTCCTAAAAGTACATGCTTTCCTCGGTTTAGGTTATTAAGGTAACCGCTCACCCTATTATGCTGCATGGCGCCGATCCAAAATCTCCACGGCCCGGAATTTGGTGAGGTTATTAGAACCTTAACCATGCTGCCAGGTCTCAACGTGTACCTTGCTTTAAAAGACCTTGCGGACCCATACGAATTTACAATTTGATTGAATACAATGGTTTCTAGATTTCCGCCGCTGGTAACTTCAATAATACTGATATTTAGAAACCCAGTAAAATTCCCGTCACGAATGCCGGGATTTAGATAGATCACGGTTTCATAGTCACCTCCGATAAGGCTAACAAGCGAGGACTCAGCGCCTGCGCCGACTGCCGAGCTCTGCACCAACACCCCCCTTTCGCCAATAAGTCCTGCACCAGGGTTATCATAAGATGTCGTAGTGAGTGCGGTAAGCGTTGCGCCAGATACCGCTGACCAAACAGCCGCATCCTTCGCGTGATATTCAGTTCTGAATAGCCTGGCAGAAATAAGCTGACGAAGGGCGTCATCTGCGACGGCATTGAATCCGTATTTATTGCCGTGTGCATCATCCCTGTAAAAATTATAGAGCTTTGACCCTACTGATACTTCCTTAGGCAATGGAGCAGACATTGTAAGAGTTGCGGTGCCTATCAACTTTATAACAGATGTATAATACTGGTCATCGACCGCAAGGTAGGAAATAAGCTGGCCAGGATACAGTCCTGTCGCGTTATTTACCGTTATAGTATTTACGGTTGAGCCTGTCACCGTTTTTTCAACAATTAGCCCCGGCTCTGATCCAGTCCATCCAACTCCTTGAAGGGTGCCGAAGTGCAGATCAATCACTGCTGGTTCTAGTGAGTTGCTGTAGGTTCTATCAGTGATAGATTTTATGTCTGCGGTCTTTTGATCAACGCTTGACGATAATGCGGCAAATGCTTGCTCGATGTTTCCCTGTGTTCCAGCTCCTACGTATTTCCAGCCGTCTGGCGATGCGAGAATTTGGCGCAATGAAACGTCGCCAACGGCCTGCAGTTTCGGCGAATCTGTAGCCCAGGTACCGGTTAGCGTGAGAGGGAGGTCAGACGCATTCATGACCCGGTATAGCTCACCACTGCGCTGCACCAGTTGAGTCTGCCGAGAAACGACCACACCAGGGCCATAGGCCAAATAGACAGACTCATAACCCTGAGCTGTGAGGTAATCGGTCACCTGCTTCATGATGCCCTGCCACGACCGCAGAGGCACGCCGAGACGGCTAAGGTACTCGCTCAGCGGGCCATTCATCAGCTTGTCGAGGATCTGAACGTTATCGATCAAATCTCGCGGGTCAGTAGAACCATTCGGCTCGACAGGATTTCCGGTGTTATAGGCCATGGTTTTCCCCGAGGCAAAAAAAAGCCCGCTCAGTGGCGGGCTTATAAGGTTTGGTGTTTACGCCGCAGCGGGCGGGTAGTTGTCGTCGTCTGCATAGAAAGCAGGCGAGTACTCAGTAGCGGTTACAGCGCAGGACCCGTCCTGATTCGGGGCGATTTCGGTAATCATTGCTGGGTAGCCGACTTGCTCGCTTGGCCCGAACAGGAATCGCGCGGGCTCAATGCTAAGGTCGGTGACTATGTCGAAGTCAATTGCGGTGAGCGGGACAAGCACCTGGTGAAATCCGGCTTCCTGCGGAGCAAACAAGCTGGTGACCGTGCCGTCGTGACGGCGAACCACGGCGCGTGGCGCGACCATCGTCCAGTCCATCTGCTCACTGAGGGTGAGCAAATACATCTCTCCCACTTGCTCGACCTCCATGATCAGGGCGCTGCTCGTGGTATTGGGTATGTCGTCGGCCAGCGTTACGTGGTCGATGTCGTCGAACACCAGAGCATCCATTTCCGTGTCGACGGTATAGCCCCAGCGGGAGAACTGGTATTTGCGCAGCTGCCTCATCCCTATGCGCCAGGCCCTGGTTCGGTCAGAAACACCGTCCAGTTGAATCTTGTCGACCTTGAGCCCAAGGCTTCCAGGAAGCCGGCATTGCACAGTCTCCTTTCGGTTGGTGTATTGGTCGATGTATTCGACATCTACCCCGTCGAAGTCGTCAGGGCTTGGCGCAGTGAAGCTGGCCGTCAGCTCGCTGGTCATCTCGTGCGGCGTGATCACCCCGCGCGGTGGCTGAACGCCTTCACGCTTGACGCTGAGCAATCCGTTGCCACTCGAAAGGTGAGACATCCCGGCAGTGAAAATCCCCTGCAGCACCTCTCGTACTGCTGCTGGCTTCTCATGCGACATGTCATAGAGCTCGCTGCGCGGCGTCCAATAGTCCTGGTCGACCGAATTCAAAGCGTCCATATCAATGAGAGATTCATCAATCCCAAGGCTCTGGCACACGTGCAGGGCCGCGCCCTTGATTGAGCGCGCCGGCGCATTATCGTAGATCCGAGTCGGCACGCAGTTGATCTGCCGTTCGGACTGGGCGCTGAGACGGTCACCGCCACGGATATCCATGGTGATGACGGTGATGCCCTCATAGGAGCCGGGGTCAGGAAGCAGGGTGCGCAATCCATACCACTGGATGGCGTCCCGCGCTTGGCCGCCCTCGACAGGCTGAACACGCCTCATCTGAAATTCAGGCCGTAGCGGATATGGGAAAACGACGCGGTGAGTGAACCCGATCTGGTCCGGGGTCGCCTCGGTGTATGCGTGCGTGATCGTGTTCCATGCGCCGCCCACCACCGAATCTCTCCAGCGCACCTCGATAGACTTGGTGGACATCTTGATATTGCCGGATTTGCTGTAGTAGCAAAGCCCCTGGCTGAAGAAGACATCATATTCAGCCTCGGTCGCCAGCTCATATTCGGGACAACCCATGAACGAGCCGATCCAGTTTGCTGCCCCGCCGCTACCAGACATTGAAAAGTCCAGGAGAGTTCTCGCTGTGAATCCGGCCCAGGCATTGTCGACCACACCCGCGTCAGTGATTCGCTTGACAGTGGCGGTTAGGCCGGAAACGGAGACGATCTGGAATCTGTAGCCACGGTAAGCAAGGGACAGCCGCTGCTGCCCAGCAGCGATGCCGGAGAAAGGCGTACCGTTGTCAAAGCTGAGGGTGATGCTCGCAAGCTGCTCAGGCGTACCGCCGGTGGATGCCGTCCCGACTATATAGGTTGGACCAGAGCCGAAAATCGGTACTGGCGCACTGGTCTGCGAGATCGCCCCACCTTTGTAGGGGCTCAGCGGCTCGACCAGGCGAACCCTGCCAGAGCTGTCCTGCGCCACAAGCCCGGTGCCGGAAAGCTGAGATGAGATCGTCGACACCAGGCCGCTCATGTTCACATAGTTGGTATTCAGGGAAACGGTCTTGGTGATGCCCTGGAAGGTTACGGACCAGACCACTGCGCTCGAGGTGAAGTCATAAGTGGATGGTGCGGCGCTGCCAGTCACCATGGATGGCGAACCGCCAATACCTGGCACAGGCGCAACATATGGCGCCACGCTGGCCACCACCAGATCAATCTCGGAGTCACTGCCCAGCGTCACCTTCATGCCCACAAAAGGTGCCAGATCAGAGAGTGCTCCTGCGATTCGGCTGTACGCTCCCGCGGTCGTCACAGTGAAGGTGTCGGGGGTTACTAGACGAACGACGGTTCCTGCGGCCCACGCCTCTGGAAAGCGTGGATTGTTGCCAAGCAGCGATACGGTGCTGCCGCTGATAAGCATGGAATCCGCCAAGGCTACTGACTCAGCAGGCGCTGTACTGGACAGGTCCAGGCCGGCGGTGCCTGCGTTGGTTCCACCCACCTCCGTGGCTGGGTACCAGTTCCGTGCACGAGGGTCGCCCGAAAGCGATGCTCCAGGCTCGTAGACGGTGTAGTTGAGGTCAGACCCAAACGCCGGGAAAGGAGTGTCACCCACCTTCCACGAGCTTGGCGGTATGGCGAGCCGACCCCTGCCAACTGACATAGCCAGGGTCGTGACCATCTTCCTTTTGTCGACGAACCTGGACACTGGCGGCACGAGCAGGTCGGGATAGACCTTGGCCATGCCCAGCACCTCGCGGATAGGCGAGTTCAGCTTGGCATGGTTGCCAGTAGCTGTAGCTGCGTCCAGATCATCGCCCTGCTGCTGCTTGGCGGCCTTTGCCTTTGGCATGGTCAGGATCATAACAATCGAGATTGCCGCCAGGGCCACAGCTGCCCAGGCGGCCGCTGCTGCCCCCACAGCGCGAGCCTCCGGGAAAATTTTCACGTCTGTGTCGACATCAATAACGGTCAACGGCCACTCAGAAACAGGAACTACGACACCCTCTACCTCAATGCAGATGGGATGAACCGCGTCAATTTCGAAGCCCTTTGCGTTCTCAGACAGCCACCCAGCCAGGGTTGTCTGCTCTTTGACGTGATGGCTTTCCAGCGGCAAACAGTCGCCCTCTTTGACGCCAATTCGGGATGGGTAGATCTCGATCACTTGTAGTACTCCACCCGCACGAAGCGGCGCTTGAGCCTGTGCAGCGGCAGGCAAATGACGTTCTGTTTCTCGGTGATCTCAACTGCCTCGAGCGAGGCGCCACAGCGGACCACAACGCCTACATGACGCATCTCGCTACCCTGGTAGAGAGCGATCAAGGCGCCCTCTTCTGGCTCGCACGGGGTGAGCGTCGGGAACCACCTCCCGGCAACCTCCACCATGGAGCCGTCGCCGGCCCGGATGTCAGCCCACTCAGGCCAGTCCGGCAGGCCAAGGTCGCGCCGGACCTCCAGGACCAGCCCGTAGCAGTCAACGAACGGCCACACTCTCCCGCCCTCGTGGTACTGGCCCGCGAGGTATTTGTTGTGATCGATCATTATTGGTACCGCATGCCTGGGGCAAAATCGCCGGTGTAGTTGAACCGAAGCCAGAGGGTTTCGAGCAGGTTGAAGTAGCCGGCCACGATCTGAGCCTCGGTTGCCGTCACGGAACCGCTTTTGACCTTGTACCGCAGGATTTTCGACGGATAGGCCAGGTCGGTGCTGATGTACTCCCTGTACACCATGTTGATCTCGCGACGGTCTTTCAGTGCGGTACGCAGGAAACCAGAAACACTGCCGTCGATGTTGCACAACGCGAACTTTAGGTCTTGCTTGCCGTCGCTGCCGCGCTTTGGCAGAGCAATCGATATCCCGCAGGCGAGAAACGTTGCCAGTCCGCCAGTCTCAAGACCAACTTCCAAATCCTCGAACCCATCCGTGAGGAAGTGGTGGGCCACGCCGTCCGTGATCTCAAGGGTTCCATGGAGGATCTCCGTGCCACCGCTTGAATACAGCCGGTTCAGTACATAGCTCTTCATTGCGGCCAGTCCTTGTTTATCGCCAGGTCGAGAAGATTCATTCCTAGGATGTATTCAGGTGCGTAGACAGCCCAGCCACCGGTGAGGATTGGCCGCTCCCACAGCTGCAGCGTGGCGCTGAAAAGGAAGCGGTTTACACCGAACAGCGCCGGGCCTTCGTACATGTCCTTGAAATGAGCCTTGTATGGAAGAAGGCCCTGGGGTGTTCGTAGCTCCACCTCAAACCATTGAGACCCAGAGATCAGCACTTCCTCGAACCAGGCCTCAAAGGACTGAGCTTCCTGCTCGCTCATGTTCCAAGTGACTTTCACATCGGTTGGAACAGATGAATACTTTCTTCGATACCTGGTGCGCCCGGTCTGCATGGCCGTGGACTTCATCGGGCTGACAGGGCTGAACCCGTAGCCGTCTCGCAACGGATACGGCAGTTCCTTTGGGTACTGGATCATCGTGCAGCCCTTCCCATCCCGAGCATCTGTTGAATGGCTTTGGCGCCTTTCCCGTTGTCATTGATGTTCGCAACGAACTGATCAATCACCCATCTGCCATCTACTTCTCGCGACTGGCTTTGGCCGGCCTTGCTGGCATCCTCGATCACGTTGACGACTGGTGCGGCGCCCATCTGCGTACGAGTCGCGTCAGGACCGCTCCCTTTGGCACCCGGCCGGATTGGCGAGACGTTGCCTTTTCGCAACGCCTCAACAGCCGCCACGCCGCCGTAACGCTGGATGTCCTTCTGGCTCCAAACCACCTCCCCCTTGTGCACGGTGCCGGCGGCCTCATTGACCCCCCCGGAACCGGTGTAACCACCATTCGAGAAGCCAATGCCAGCGATGTTTGCCACGTTTGCGGCTGTGGCCACGCCCACGGCAGCTGCTGCGGCGAAGTTGAACGGCGGAGGGAATGCCGAAAGCGCCTTCTGCACGGCCAGGTAGCCGTCCATAGTGGCCTGGACGATTGCCGCAGCCTTGCCGATCGCGGCGAGCTTCTTGTTTCCCGACTGGCTGAGGCTGGCCATGTTGCCGAAGAAATCGGAAGCGCCCACCAGCAATGCCTGGTTCTTGGCCTCTTCGATCTTCTGGCGGTTGAGCGTGGCCTGCTCATCGATGTTCGCCACGCGTGCTGCGTAGGTCTCTTCGTTGATTGCCTTCAGGTCCAAGTAGGCTGCCTGACGTTCAAGTTCGGTAGCGCGCCACGCTTCCAGCTTTTCGGCGGCGGCATCGAGTCGGTCAATCTCACTCCCGGCGCCGCCGACAGCCGGATCCAGACCTGGTGCATTAGGGGCTTGAGTTACTCCCTCAATGGTCCCCGGCTTCTGCGCCGCCTTCATGTTTATGTCGCGGATCTTTATCAGCGTTTCAAGGCGCTTGGCAGCCTCTACGTTGCCCTGGCGCTCGTACTCGGCCAACTGCGCCGCATCATCCAGGGACGACTTGAGGCTGTTTGCTTCGCGTAGCTGTCCGGTGAGCGTCAGCAGCTGCACTTGATCCTTCTGCGCCTGCTGAATGCCTTTGCTGATCTCCGCTTCACGCTCAAGCGCGACGTTCTTCTTGAGCTGGGCGGTGATAAGGTCCTGGCTTGCCAGTAGCGACTTTTGATCGGCGGTGAGCGTCTTCTTGCCTTTGATGTCGGCGAGTTGCTGCTCCCACTTGATCAGCGCTTGGGCTTGGACGCCTACGCGCTCGGTAGCGATGCCCTGGGCGTTCAGCGAAGCGTTCTGCTGGAGCAGGACGGCCTGGGTCTGGCGAGCGGCGTCCAGCGCCTTCATGCCGGCGTCTTCGGTGTAGGCTTTCTGTTTTTTGGGCGCCGACTCTTTGTAAATCGAGTTCTCTCGAATAGCTTTCTGCGATGCAGCAGCCTGCTGTTCGGTGATGATATAGCCCGCGGCTCGAGCTGCGTTGATGCGCTTTTCATCATCCTCGAGCGCCTTATTCATCTTCTGGCGCTTGGTGAAGTTCTGCTCAATGCTTTTTTGGAAGCCCTCGTAGGCTATCTGTCCGTCTCGTTGTACCTGGGCGGCATGGGCAGCGGCCGCCGCTGCATCCTGCTCCGCTTTGGCCTTTTTGGTGTAGCCATCCAGTTCCGCCTGGAGAGTTGCTATTCTCTGGCGGGCATTGCCGTCCTCGTACCCAGTGTCCAGTGTCGACTTTAGGTAGTTGATCTTCTGCTGAATGGCGGTCAGATCAGGACCACTATTCGACTCCCTGCCGATATCAAGGATTGCGTCCCAGCCAGACTTCGCTGCGCCGGCCAGGTCGTTCCATGCGCGCTCAAGAGTGCCAAGGTTCTGCTTGATATTCCCCGCTCGTTCGGTGAGCGCCTTGGCGTAGGCCTCCTCTGCGATCGTAGCAGCGGCCTGTTTGTCGCCCTGCTCCTGAGCAGCTCGTACCTGCTCGTAAACCGAAGCAGTGAGGAAGTTGTATTTTTCGTTAAGCTCCGCTACGGCCTTTACCGGGTCGTCCGCAAGTTTGTTGAACTCGGCAATGGTCGTGCCGACAGCTTGGCCTGACGCCTTCTCCCAAGAGATAGCGGCTATCGCGATCTCTTCGAAGCTGGAACTGGCAATCTTCCCCGAAGCGGCAAGCTGGGCGAGCGCCGAGGCAGCCTGGCCGGTAGTTCCGACAGTGTCACCGATGCGCCTGGCCATCTCGGCAAGTGCACCAGTAGTGGTTCCAGAGGCATTCCCCGTGGATACCAGCGACAGGCGAAAGGCATCCTGCTCCTTGGACCCCTGGTAGTAGGCGAGACCCAGCACGCCGACAGCGGCGGCTGCCACGGTGAACGGATTCACCAGGCCAAGGATGTACCCGCCAAGCGCCTTGGCCGCCGGCCCAATGCCTCCGAACATGTCCTTGAGCTGGCCTCCCTGTTGAAGGAACACGGTCAGCGGCGCCTGGCCACCCTGGAGCGAAACAGCGATATCAGTAAATTGCGCGGGAACGCCACGCAGCGCTGCCGCCGTTGCCTTGGCGGTCATCCCGGTTTTGTTTAGGTCGGTATTGAATCGGCCAAGATCGGCGCGTGCCGTGCTGATCTTGGCTTGGTAGTCGGAAAACGTCTCCGCATCAAGCAATCCAAGCTTACGGTTCTTTGCCAGCTCTTTCTCTTGCTTGTCCAGCTCGCCGAGCTTGCGCGTAACCGGATCTATGCTGCCCAGAAGCTCTTCAAGCTCCTCCCGTTGGGTTTTGACCTTTTTCCCGGCGGCCTGGGAGGAGTCGCCAACCGCATCAATTCCTTTGGCGGCCTTTTCCATTGCTGGCTTGGTGCGGAGCCCGGCATTCTCCAGCCCCTCAAGGGCCTTGCGTGTGTCGGCCGCCTTCTGCTCAGCGTCTCGGCTGTCGATCTCAAGGACCAGGCGTGAGGTTTGAGTCATGTTGCCTCCGGGCATAATTGCCGCAGGGCGGCGGATCAGTCGTCTTCTTCGCTCAGGCAAATAACGTCCAGCGCAAACATCACCTCATCCACTTCCCGGCGATCCAGTGGGGATGGGTGAGCGTCGAGCCAGTCGGATATCTCGCGTGCAGACAGCGGCAGCGGGAAAGCTCCCACCATGGTTGTGATAAAGCGGCGGCCCCGGCAGACGCCGAAGAACGTGGCGAGCAGGTGCTTCGTGATGGGGTCGGTCGGCGGCTCTTCGGGGATCTCCATGCGCAGACGCTCATAGATTGCCCGGCGCTTGTCGGCCTGGCCGCCCCACTCCCTCTCCCACTCGAACCGGGTTACTGCTTTTCCACGGTTTCAGCCAGTTCTGTGCCGGCTTCAATCGTTGATTTGCTGCCTTCCTGCAGGACGAACAGGAAGAAGTCGATGTTGGCCTCGAGCAGCTCAGTGCACGCGATCGTGGTGAACTTCAGCGGGTTGCCCTGATCGTCCTGTACGCCGTCCCAGTCCTTGACGATGTACTGGGCCAGCAGCGCGCAGTGGCTCTGGTGCTCAGTCATCTCCCCTGCAACAACGCCGATCTCGCCCTGGGCAAAGCTTGCGTCATTGCGCTGGATGCGCCGGCGCACTCGCTCAAGCGCGATCAGGTATTCCGGGTTATCGATGCCGCCCAGCTGAATCTTGGTTTCTTCGTCGAACTTGGCCCAGCGCAGATCGCTGACTGGTGCCTTCTTGCTCAGTGTGAGAGCCATGCTGAATCCTCAACGCCGCGCCATAAAAAAGGCCGCCCAGGCAGGCGTTAGAGCCTGGGCAGCCAAAGGGTTGATCGTGTTACGCGGTGACCGTGATCGTCGCAGTACCGGTCTTGGTACCGTCGGCAACGCTTGTGGCGGTGATGACGGAGGTGCCAGCGGAAACGCCGGTGACCAGGCCTGAACTGTTGACTGTTGCAACCGATGGGGTCGCACTGGTCCAGGTAACCGCCTGGCTTGCCCCGCCCGGAGCCACGGTAGCCGTCATCTGGCGAGTGGCAGCGACAGCGAAAGAGGCTGTAGTAGGCGCAACGGTCACGCCGGTAACAGCGGTCGGCGATGCCAGGCGCGTGATGGTCGGGCTGATCTTGGCGACGGTGTAGTTCAGCGTCACCTCAATCAGGTCGCGCTTGCCGCCGCTTGGCAGCTCGCCATCCACTTCAACCGCGGGGAAGTTGAAGGTGTACTTGTTGCCCAGGGCGTCGGTGATCGGGAACACCACGGAGATTGGAAGACGGGTGAAGGTCTTCTTCCAGATCTCCCAGGCGCGCTTGGACCAGGCCAGGGTGATGGTGCCGGTGATGGCCGCTTCGGTAGCGATCTGCGCGCCAGGGCCGAGCTTGGTGTTGCCGATGCAGCGCTGGGCCTGGAGGCTGTTGTCGAGGTTGATGGTCATGGCCGATACGCACGCCACGCCTTCCAGCGATTCGCCGTCTACCGAGATCGTACCGACGTTGTTGTTCGAAAGAAACGGCGTGGTTGTCGGCGCATTGGGCGAAACCACCATCGGCGTGTCGCTGTCGGCATAGTCCAGGCACGCCATATTGAAGGTGGTGGTCACCTTGCCGTCGGACGGAATGTCGAGTGCGAAGGTGGAGACGTGGGCGCCCTTGAATACCGAGTAGACGCCTACATCGCTGTAGCCCTTGGCGATGCTGTAGGTGTTTCGGGTATCACCCACAGACAGCACGTCGCCGGTCCAGGTGCCGTAGAAAGCGGCCTCAAGCAGCTGATCGAACGAGCCGAACGAGAATTCGGCAGTCAGGTCGCCACCGATGTCGGTGCTGGTGGCCACCGAGCCCTGGCTGATGCGGGAATCGGTGATCTCGTCACTGACCGCTACGTTTACGGTCGGGGTCAGCGCGTTGCCGGTCAGGCGCAGCGTGTCCCAGGTGCCGACGGGGGTAACGCCTGGCGTCACCTCCTTGATGATGTGGCTTACAACTTTTGCGCCCGAACTCATCGGAGCCTCCTTAGATCAATTGGTCCGGGGAGGCGTGATGAGCAGAGAGGCCTTTAGGCGGGTCTGGTCAGCGTGCCCGGTGGTGCGGGATATTTTTAGATGGTTACTTCGAGCGATACGCCGCAAAGTAGTTTTTTCGGACGCTTGTCGAGTGAAACAAGATCGTTTTCAATCAAGCTGACTGACTGTACGTAAAGGCCGGTTTTTTCGTTGAAGTCATTGATCGCTTTCTGAATGAGATCGGACAGGGCGTAAATCTCATCCTCAGCCTGGTCCAACGTGATGCTCTTGCGATCACTCATCGCCCTTCTCCTTTGCTGACAGCCAGCGCTCCCATGCTGCGAGCGCCCCTTTAGCGGCCCGGATAAGGCTGCGGTGCAATTCTTTCGTTACTTCGCTCATGTGCAATCCTCAGCCGGCTCGGAACCGGATGTTCACGTTGATCTGGTAAAATCCTTCAAACTCGCCGGCTATTACCTGGCTGGCCTCCATGCATTCGAGGTCGCCCGACATCCAGTAGGCAAAGTGGACTTCGAGCGCGTCGACCAGCTGGTTAATGGATTTTGTGCCGGAGTGCACCCGGGCGAAGCATTGGATGCTGATCTGCCCGGGCTTGCGTGTGTATGGGCGGTCGGCCATGCCAGCCATGAAGGCCGAGGCGTACTGAATGTTCAGGCGGCACCACAGCCCTTCGTCCGGCGGCGTGAACACGGTTGGATGGTTTGGGTAATCGATCCTTGCCTGCTCAATACCGGTGAACGCAACCATGCGTGCAGTGATGAGCTCCCTGATCTGCTCGTAGGTCATTTGTAGGCCTCGGATACGCTGATGAACGCTAGGTCATAAACTCCGTTGGGCGTTTGCTTGGAATGCCCGAGCTCGATCATTTCCCCGTAGGGGATGTTCGTTTGGATGTAGATGACCGGGAACTGGCCTGAGGCCCTGATGAGCATGCTGCCCTTGCTGATTGTTTCGCTGCCTGACGGGTCTATGTTTTCGGTTATGGACATGTCTGGCGCGCCGATGGAGACCATATGGCTGCCACGGTATCTACCGCCGACATATCCCTGCCCGGCCGCCTTGGCGTCGACAAAGAAGTTCTCTTTGCGCTCACGCTGAGTCAGCTTCTTGAATTTCTTGCGGCCAGTGTTGCTGGCGTTGCGTGCATCGACGTTGGCGTCATAGGCATCAGCCAAAGCCACGTTCCTGCTTTTGAGTGCTATGTTCGCCTGCCAGAGGTCGGGGTTGCCGACAGGAGAGCGATCCACCACTTCTTTGAGCATCGCCAGCGCAATAGCGCGAGCCATTTCCGTAACTTCCTCGCCAGCCTGATCCGCGAAATCCGTGAGGCTGTGACTCCAGCCGGCTTTAGCTGCCATCAGACCTTCCTCAGCTGGATCTCGAAGTGCGCGCCTGCTGGATCCTTTTTAACGTTGACCACGTCAAAATCGTTGATCTTGTGGCCGATGTCAGGCACCCCGCCGATTGTTTCGTTGCTCAGGGCGATCAGCAGTTGGTCGGTGGCGCGGATGTTCACGCCGTCCACCTGAGCCATTTTGAATGAGTCGAACACTCCCCGTCCGGTGTAGGCAATCACAACTGGCGCCCCTGCCGTTTCGGTGACAGGGTCCCACGTCCCGGGCAGGGTCACGCCGCCGGCGAACGCCTGAACAGCATCGGCCAGGTCGGTATCGAAGGCTTGGGCCAGATCTTTCTGCAGATCGTCGCGCAGGCCCATATCAGCACCTCGCGACTTTTACCTGGCCCGAGCCGAGGTAATGAGCCAGCAGCGCCAAGGCGAAAGACTCGCCGGCGGTGATGGTACGGGATGATTCGGAGAACGACTTGCTGCTGGACACGCTACCAGCACTCACGGACTTCTCTGTCACGCCGGTTTCCTTGGTTCCGTAGATGTTGCCGGCGGCTGCCTCCATGGCAATCTCGGCGCCGGCCTGGATCACGTCATCCGGGATCGGGTCGAACTCTGGCAGACCGAGATTGGTAAGCCAGGTGTTCGCCATCAGCACCGCGCGCGGCTTCTTGTCTTCGGTGGTCCAGTTGGCACCCAGCAGGGCGTCCACCTGCGCGACACTGATGTAGATGGTCACTGGATTTACTCCTGAACCGATTTATCGAGCAGTTCGGCGAGGGCTGGACGCTCGGCGCCATCATCGAACTGGACGCCCTTCTCGGTCAGCTTCGCCTTGATCTCTTCAACCCGCAGGCCCTTGGACGGCTTGTCACCGCCACCTTTTTTCATCGGCTCCGGGTGCTTGTAGTCATCCGGCGCGAACTTGGCGTCGATGATCTTGTAGCCCTTCTGGCGCAGTTCAGCTTTGCGCTCAGCCGTGACCGGGTGTTTCTCGTAAATGACTTTCTCGTCCATGGTGGACTCCTGGAGGGTGGATCAGGCGGCCCGAAGGCCGCCATCTCGATTACTGAGCGGCATCGCCGATGGTGAGAACGCCAGCCGAGGCCTTGATGCTGTTCGCAACCAGGTCCCAGTTGGTGCCAGTGGCCAGCTCGGCGCTGGTTGGCGACTTGCCGCCGTTGGCGGTGTCCCAGGTGAAACCCTTCAGGCCCAGGCCGAAGGTGTAATCGGCCTGCATGGTGGTTTCGATGCGCTCCTTGCCGTTGGAGGTCTGGATGTTGGTGATCAGGTCGGAACCGTCCATAACCACCGCCGCGCCATCAGCCAGGCTCAACACCTTCTCCTTGTTTGGAGTGCCGGCCTCATACAGAGCCGCGGCATCGGTAATGATCACGGCCTTGCCCAGAATGTCGACCACCTGCACACCGCTGAACTCGAACAGGCGATTGGCGTTCGCCAAGTTCTGGCCCAGCAGCTTGTGGTACATGGCGCCGGTCATGACCTGGGCAACCAGGCGCTGAGAGGCATCACCGAACAGTGCGTGGCCGTTGTTGATGGCGACGTAACTCACGCCGGCAGTGGCCGAAACATCGTTGGTGGCGGTTGGCTGGTTACCAATCGCAGCCACCAGGGCGGCAATGGCGGTATTCAGCTGGTCCGACATGATGGCCTCGGACAGATTGCGGCTGATCACTTCCAGCGCCTCTTCCGGGTTCTTCTGCACCCACGACAACTGCGCCGGCTCCCACAGGATGGGACCGAAGCCGCCCGCGATCTTCACGGAGTCGTACTGCTTTTGGGCCAGAGGGGTCGCTGCCTGGGCGCCGTTGGCCGCGTAACGGTCAACACGGCGCTGAGCGCTATGCAGGCCAGCCCAGAACGACTCTTGCAAGAAATCGCCGTCAATCCCTTGAGTGGTCAGGCGGATGGCACCTGCCGAAGCAGCGTTGAACTTCTCAACGTCTTGCGCCAGGGTCTCGATGGTGACGCGTTTGAGGTATTCGTTGAATACCTTCATGTTCGAAAGGGCCATTGGGCCTCCTTATTCGCTAGCGGTCAGGCCTTTGATAGCAGCGACTCGATCTTGCTTGCTGCCACCAAAATTGCCCTTGGATTGGTTGTTCGATCCACCGCCGTTGGGAGCGCCGCCGCCGTTGGCGCCGGAACCCTTCAGGATGTGGTCACGATGGGGGTACTGCGAGACGAGGGCTTCAAGCGCTTCATTGAAGTCAGCCAGTTCGCCGGGACGCGCACGACTGAAAATCTTCTGGCCCTGGGTGTCGTAGGCGACCACCTTGCCTTCCTCGATCTTGAAGTTGCTGCCGAACGCGGCCTGAACCATGTCCGCTGGAACTGCCATCTTCTCGGCGATGAACTGCGAACGGGCGAAGCTTCCACCGATCTTCTCGGCGTACAGCTGCTGCTCGAAGGTCTGCGCCTTGCCGTTGGCTTCATCCAGTTGGGTTTGGTAGGCCTTGCTGATTTCGCCCTTCACCTTCTCGATCTCACCGGCATCCACCAGCTTCTTTGCGTCGAGGTTGGCTACGGTCTCCAGGGCTTTCTTGGCGGCAGCGGCATCGTCGATACCTTCGAAGGCCTTGGCGACCTTCTCGAAGCTATCTGCGCGCTCACGATGAGACTTGGCCTCAGCGTTCAAGCGGGTGATGGTGTTGCGGGTACCAACTGCGTCGAAGGCGACATCTTTGCCATCGTCTTCCACGTACAGCGGCTTGCCATCCTGGATCTCAGCGTATTGCTTGCCATCCACTTCAACAGTCTTCAGTTTCATCTCGTCTCTCTGGGCCATCCGGCCAGTTGATGAGCCATCCGGCTCCTTGTCGCCCCGTCCGTCCGAACCGCAGGCAGAAAAAAGCCCCGCACTTGGCGAGGCCTGAATAAATCTCATGCATAAAAAACCCCGGCGGATGCCAGGGCTGGTTGAATTCGCTTACGGACTACCAGTCCGTCTTCTTGGCGCGCTCGATGATCCGGGCCAGCGCCTGCTTGTAGGCTTCTTCATCCGCCTGTTTCGCACGCTTCCTGCGCGCCTCGGCCAAATCGACAATCTTGCTCATGCGATAACCACCCTCTGCCCATTCATGAAGCAAAGGGCGCAGAGCACCTGCTTTGTCCCGCCAGTCGCCTTGCCATCCTTGTACATCATGCCGATCTTGGTTTGGAAAACCTCAGCGCCGCCACAGCGGTGACAGCGGATCATTTCGGCAGGGCGCGGCATTGACCGGGCACGCTTCATGGCCCGCTCTCTCGGAGTGTCAGGCGCTGGCGTGCCGTTGATGACGTGAAAGGTTGGCTTATCATTCATGCCGCCATCATAGTCCTGCTTTCGCGAAAGATGCAGCATCACGCTCTCGCAACTGATCCAGCGTGAGGAATTTGCCTTTGTCGTTGTAGAACTCGTCGAGATCCAGACCGCCATCCCTCAGCAACTTGCCCCGCACGGGACCCAAGACCTGGTCCTGCCGATCCGCGCTCTGCGACTTGATCCACTCGCCATAGTTTGTGGACTGGGGGACCTGGCCGTCCATGCTTGCCCGGGTTCCTTCGGATAGGCCCTTCGACAGGCGTAGCGCCTCGTAACTGGCAATGATTGCCATAGAGGTCGACCGGCAGTTGAAGTGCAGCTTGCCCGGTCCGCTGAGCCAGGGGACCTTATGCCCGACCGGAGCATGCCTGGTGTCATTGGTGTAGACGAGACGGTCACGCAGCCTGCACGGCGCCGAAGTCTTGTTGTCCAGCGTACTCAGCCAGCGCACCTCGGCGACAATGTCGTCGTTCGCCTTGTAGTAAGACTCTCGAGCACCCTGCGCCGTGTGGCTGATCGCCGTCCGAACCATCGTTTCAACGTCACGACGGCTACGCTCGATGAGCCCGTCCGCATAGGCCTGGGCCCTAGTACCCAAGATGCCGCGCACGATCTGGTCAGTTGTCTGCCCCTCGACCATGCCGATTCGAATGGCATCTCGGATCCTTGCCGCTCGGCTCTCCTCCAGGTCACCCATCCACTCCTTGAGCAATCGCCCCTGGAATGGTCTGGACAGCGCGATTTCTCGCACCTGCTCCAGATTGACCGTATTCAGCTGGACCTGCACCAGAACTTGGTCGGGAATGACCCTGGCGAACAAAGATCCTTGATACTCGGCCTCATACTGGCCGATATCCACGACCGACTCAGCCAAAACCTCGCCAATTGAGGCATAAACCGAACTGTTCAGCTCGTACACCGACGCGAGAACGGTGTTTAGCCGCCTGGCCGTGTACGAGTCAGGCCCAAGGCGATCAATTGCCTCCAGCAGCTTGGCGCGCAGATCAGCGTCCACTGCATTGAGCAAGCGGATGATCTTGCGAACCTCGGCATTGCTCAAGTGCTGCAGGTCGACCGCGTGACCGATTGAAGCTGACTGCATCTGCTCGTTTACGGTGACCATTTACAGACTCCCGAGCTCCGGCCCCTGGCCTTCAATCTTCGCCAGTTCCTTGGCCCAGTCGTATTCATCACTGATGACACCGCGGCGCTGCATCTCGGCGAACAGGGTTTCCTTGGACAGCATCCCGGCATTGGCCATGGCCACGAGCGTCGGCAGCGACACCTCTGGCATGTAGTCAACATCGAAGTTGCCGCGAATCTCGACCGTGCCGCCATCACCAAGGCTGCGGTAATCAGCCATGAACTGGAGCAGTTGCGCCAGGCAATCAGCGAAGTGGCTTGCCATTCGGGCCAGCGGGGAAAGCTCTTGTGCGGCCTCCTCTTCTGCCTGGGTGGCAGTCTTGGTGGCGCTCTTCTCTGGCGTGAGCAGCTTCGCCCCGGCCATGCGCATTTCGTCGAGTAGGTCTTGCAGCGCCTCCCGGCCAGCTTTGACCGCCGCGCCGGTGTGCTCGACGTACTTGAGGTCGCCATCCTTGGGCAGATCGGTGAGCGCGCCAGTGCCCACCTTGAATTCAGGCGGTATAGCCTTGCCCTGGTTGTCGAAGGTCGCCTGCACGCCAAGGCGAACCAGAATCGGCACACGGATAACGTGAAGGATGTTGTCCTGGTCGCTCTGGCTCTGCCAATGCTTGACGTTAAGGTGGGCCAGCTCCAGAAGCGGGGGCTTAGCGGTCATGAAGCTCGTGCGGCCCGTGTAGAAGGTCACCAAGGGAATGTAATTGAGGCTGTTCGTGCCCTCGGCATGCAGGACCAGCGCCCCGCCCTTCTCTGGCGCGCGGTAGGTCCGCCACGACCCAGGCTCAAGGACACGGACCTGCTGAACGCACTTGACGCCAAACTCGCCGTCCGGCTCTTCGACAGATTCGGAGTATCGGAACATGGTGAGCTGGCCGCCTCTTGAGCGCCAACCCAGCACTTGCTCAGGCTTGATCAGGACTGCATATGGGCGAACGCCTGCAGCGATCTCATCAGCCTGGGTGCGGACACCTTCGGCGACAGGATGATCCGCAAGCGCATGGCAAAGGCCATGACTCAATCCTTCGCGGAAGAACTCAACAGCCCAGGAATTCAGGTCATTGCCAGCATGGTCGATGTCCTTGGTCATTTCCTTGATCTGATCGGGCACATCGTCGCCGACCTGCAAAGGCTCAGCGAACACCCTCGAGGTCATGTTGCCGACCGTCTCCGAATAGGCAGGCAGCAGCGTGGAAAGCCTCAGGCGCTCCTTGTAGGAGTGGTCATCCTCGGCAGGGTACTGAGGCAGCAATGCTTTGCCAGCCGCACGCATTGCCATGGTGCCGCTCATGAGTGGAGTAATCACATCCCAGTAGGCGCGCATGGCGTCGACAGCAGGCAGCGCGATTGCCGGGTTATCGCTCATGGTTACATTCTCAGTGATTGGGTTGAGGTCATCTGCGCATTGATCGGGTACCGCTTGGCGATGAAGTAGCCTGCGGCGTCGTTCATGTGGTCGTGACCCTTCTTTGGATCTTTATCCGGCTCGCCCTTGTCGGTGTAGGTCTGCCGCTCCAGGCACTGGGTAAGCTGCGGGCATTGGTCGATGTTGACCGTCATGCGCCGCTCGCCATACGTGTTCAGGAACATGGCGTTTACCGAGTTCACTCGGTCTTTCACGCTTGGGTTTGTCGAATCGACCACCACGGTGAAGCCGGCTTTCATGAGCAACGACAGATCGGACTCGCTGGCATTCTTGCTGCTGGTGTTCTGGCCACTGGCATCCGGGTAAACGGCAATGTTGTGCCCTACAAACCGCGCCCTGATCTTCTCGATCATGTCAGGCGTGTCACGCACGGAGTGGAACTCATCCAGGGCCAGAGGCAGCCCTTCGCGAACCACGTAGACCACTGCGGCCATCTTCATGACGTTGAAGTCCATGCCGATATGCAGCGCTTCGCCTGGCTTGATCCGCTCGCCGGTACGGCACTCTTCGCGATTGAACGTGTAGTAGACGACGCCAGAGTAGTTTTCGAACCCGGCCTCGTATTCCTGGCGGAATGTGCGAGGGTCCATCTTCCGCTTGGCGGCCTCAAGCTCTTCAGGAGGGACGTTGCCACCCTGGAGCGAGGTGTATTGCCAGCTCTTGTGGTCAGGCTCACCGCCGGGCTTTCCGTCCAAGTAGGTGTCGTAGCAGTGATTGAAGCCTTTCGGCGTTCCGATGCGCAGCGCATGGCCGCCTTTTCGCAGGCCGATACCTGGGATTGTGTACTGGCAGGTCGAGAGCATCGGGCGCAGGACTTCCTCCCATGCCGCGTACTTGCAGTCAGCCCATTCGTCCACCAGGACAAAGAACAGGCCGGACCCGCGCAGATCGTCGTAATTCTCCAGGCCAACGCACCGGATCAAGTGGCCGCTCTTGAGTGTGATCAGCATGTCTGTTTCGTTTGGCTTGCTCTCACGCCACTCTGGCGGGATGGCCTGCTTCAGCCTGCGCCAGAAGACGCGGCGGGCCTGCTTTTGCGTGGGAGCGGCGTACCAGATCTCATCCTCGACGCTCACGCCCCATTCAGCAGCCAGTCGCGCAGCTCGGCGCATCTCAGCCTTGCCCAGGAACGTCTTGCCGAACCGGCGGCCACACACCGCATCACGGAAGCGTGCATTTGGCTGGAATCCCCAAACGTAGATGTTGGCCTGCTTCTTCGTCAGATGGACAGGCGCATCATAGGTACGGGGTAGTCGGGACATTCTCGTCGGGCTCCAGCTTGTACTCAGCGATGGCGTGCTGCTGGTCAGCCTGGGAGCCAAGTGGCTTTTCTGGTTCAAGGCGGCGATTCACGAAGACATCGCCCACCTCTTTGGCGGCCTGCTCCAGTAGCTGGGCAGTCAGTGCCATGTTCTTCATGTTCTCGGCTTTCTCAGCCATGCGGCCTAGGGCACGCAGTCGGTACGCACGGTTGGCGATTGGGATGTCGACCGTCTCCTCTCTGAAGCGCTTGCGGCACTCCTCGAAAAAGGTCTTCCATTTTTGGCCGAGATCGCGTCCGGAGTACTTCGTTGGGTCGTATCGCTCGCACAGCTGGCGGGATACTTCGATGCCGTATTGATCCTTGACGGCCTGGCAAACCTGACTGGGCGTGTCGAAGCAGGCCAGGGCCTGGACAATAAAGGCCTTCACCTCATCTTTCAGGGCTGCCATAGGTTTGGTTTCCGTCAAGGGCTGTCAAGGGTTAAGCCAGCTTGAGCAGACAGGTTCCGCAGGCCCTCGATATGTTCAATTTCCCCACCTCAGCAGGACTGTTTGCAGCATCCACCAACGCTTGAACGTCAGGGCTCGCACCGTAGCGGCGGACCACACCGACGAACTCTTCGACGTCGTGTCCACGCATCTCAAGCTTCGGCGCCCCTTCCTTGGTGAAGGCAGGCTGGCCGTACTTATCGTTGGCGTGGGCGATGTGATAGAGCTCATGCTCCACCAGGGCGCAGAAGTCGGTGTCACTGCACTGGGCGCAGTAGTCAGCAGCCAAGGTGATGATGAAGGTCGGCACATCACCGAACCAATCACGCATCTGTTGCTCCATTCGGGCTTTCTGCCAGCCGCCGGCGCGGAACGCTACCTGTTCGGCTTGGCCCAGCACTGTGCGACCCTGCTTATGGAAGCTCGACGACGCCCACATGACCTGGATGTCTGCATCCAGTAGGTGGGCATGGTCTTCGTTATGGATGCTGCCCGTGTCGGCAAGGATCTGGGTTTGAAGCCACTCCCATACCTCGGGAGCGGGTGTCAGGCGGATGCCGAAGTCGGATAGCTCAGACAGATCCAGCAGTGACGCCGGTGGCATTGGCCTATCCATTGGTTGTCCTCAGTCGCCGGCGTCCAGCAGTACATCTATCAGCTTCTGCTCGCCCAGGCGCATGGCACCCAGGCATTGCAGGTCGTCGCACTTGGGGCCGAGGCCGAACACGGTCACCTCTCCCTTCGCGCCGATCAGCGTCAAGGCGCCTACAGTGCACTCAGGATGCTCACCGGCATCAAGATCATCAGCAATCTTGCGCAGGGTCTTGGCGGCGTCGCGCCAGTCTTCCCGCTTGAACTCCAGAACCTTGACGGTCATTCGGTCACCATCTGGCGTGTCTGTGCATGGGCATGGCCGTGGAGCAATCCAACGATCAGGCCTTGGGGCAGCCCCGCAGTCTTTGCGACGTCCACCGCTTCGGCGATAGCCTTATCGAGAGCGCTTACTGCAGCGTTGACGTCTTGGCTCATTGGCAGCACATGGCGCAGACGGGTTACCTTGCCCATCAGCTGAATGGATCGGCAGGCTTGGCGATGGAGCGCACGAACCACATGAAGCCCTGTTGCAGGTTGGTCTTGGCCAGAGCCAGCAGGCGCGGGTCAACACCTTCAATTTGGCCGATCTGCTTGAACAGCTCGCCGGCGTCAGCTTCGAGCGCCTTGATGGAGTTCATCCCGTCGATCTCGGACTGACTCAGGTCGCGGTAGCCGGTGATTTTCTTGTGCTGGTTATCCATGGGTGATTCCTCATGATTGCGCGCCACGATTTGGCGCATTCGAAAACGTGGCGCGGATTACGGTGCAAGCCGCAGTTGTTGGTCGAACAGCTCCCGAATCTCTCCGAGTCTGCCCATCACAATCGGCTCACCCTTCAAATGGATAAGGTGGGCCAACTGGTGAACGATCCCCTCATCCGAAAGCACCTGGCTTGTCGGCAGCTCCTTGAACCAGCACACGAACACTGCGAAGTGCAGAGCCCCTGGTAATTCCTTCAGGAAGCGCTTGTCAGTCATCTGGACGTATCGGGCGTGCTCTTCGCGTAGGTCTTGGTAGCTGGCTGAGTAGGTATGGTTACCGAGGACGTAATCCATCCGCTTCACCCGCTTGATTAACTCGTCGCACCGAATACGTGCCCGCGCCTGGCCCAGGCATAAGCCACCACTCCGGCATGAAGCATCACGCCGAACGGGTTGACCCAGTGACCTTGGATGGCTGTTACGAAGGCGCCGAACGCGCCAATGGCTACCAGGTAGAAGGCTGTACACAGTAGAGGCTGATCGACTGGGCGAACCTTCCGCAGGTAGTCACACGCTGCCAGGGCGACCAGCACGCATAGGAGCGCATCAACCACCCCCATTGCTGATACAAGAATGCTGTTCATGTCAGGCACCTCGCGTCGTCGGGAAAGACCCTATGACTGCTTTGATGGCTGGGATGATGTTCATGGCGGTCAGGCCAAGTACGAAGGCAACACCGCAAAGAAGGTTGTCGTCCACCACAAGGTCGAGCCTTGTAGCGAGCCAGCCAGTGACGGGCTGTGTCAGGTACACCGAGAAAAAGAAGCCGGTAGCCACTGCTGCGGCCGCCTGGCCCCTGGTCAAATCCCTCAGGAAGCCGAGAGACAGGATCGAGCCAATGAATGCAGCCATGACCACGCCGTATTTCACCAGCAATACGCTGGCGGCAGTGCTCGTAGGTTCTGCCATTGGGTACTCCAGGATGAATAGGTCGGCTCACACAGCACTCCCAGCTCGGAGCAATGGGTGTGGTGGAGCCGAAAACGAAGAGGCCTCGCACTTTGTCGGGGCCCTGAATAGGCCCTCATTAAAATATGAGGGTTGCCGGTTACCTGATCCGGCGCCCTTAGGCGGTGTGTTGAGGCCTGATCCGCAGCGTTGTGCTGTTTCACTTCCTCCGTCGATGGCTGGTGAGAGTGGGATCGAACCACTGACCGATCGGTTAACAGCCGATTGCACTACCGCTGTGCTACTCACCAATGTGGTGCCGCCACGAGGATTCGAACCCCGGGCCATTCGCTTACAAGGCGACTGCTCTACCACTGGAGCTATGGCGGCTGAATTCGGGCAATAAAAAACCCGGCGCGGTGGCCGGGTTTTCTTGGATCATCGATTAAGTTGCCGAAGGCAAAACTCTAACAGTGGCGATAAGGTATCACCAGCCGCACGGGAACGCAATAGGCCCTCATGCGGCCTCGCGCATTTCGTAAATTACCGCTGCAATGGGGCTCAATGCTCGCCGATCCAGATCCTCGCAGCACTCGAAGATCAGTTGCAGCACGCCCCCCCAATCCCGCTCCCAATTGCAAGACTCCAGGCGCACTTCGTAAACCTGCCACATCCAGGCCCTGAACTTCTCGGCGTTGGCCAGCGGGTCTTCGTTGGACGATTGCCCGCCCTGGTGCATGTGCTGGTACCGGCGTAGCACGCCCTTCACGACGAACTCCAGTTTCTCTCGCTTGGCCGCCGTCATCCGTGGAGACCGGTTTTGCACCAGCAGGAATACGACCTCTTCCGCAGCCTCGCGGATATCGTCGCTCTGCTCGGCGGCGTACATGAAGTCACCGAATACGCGGATCTGCGGGTGCAGGCGAGCGATTGCCGACTGGATGTGCCCAGCCAGTGCCCCGTGCACAGCGTGGTTTGCCGTCGGACCGCGCTCGGTGTTCTGCACCACCACACCGAGCTGCACAACATCGGAGGTCTGGCCGGGGGCCGGGTTGTACTTGCAGTCATGCCAAGCCTGGCGCGCTGAGTTGATCTTCATGCTGCCTGCCCCTTTTTCAGTTCTTTGGTCTTTGCCCGGTATTCGGCGGTTATGGCTTTCAGTTGCTCTACGGTTTCTTTGCGTGGCGTGTGGTCTGCTTCCAGCGCCTCTACAGCCTCCAGGCCGATGCGGGCGATCAGCCCTTCCCGGAACGCTTGCGAAACCGTTTGGCCCTTTCGGGCGTACTTGGACGACCCGGCGTTACAACTTTTGCACTGGAGCCAGATATTGGTGGGCACCAGCCTTAACTCTGGCCGGGCGCCCTTGCCGAGGAAGTGGCCCGCATCGAATGCCCCGCCAGTCTTCCAGCCCTGGGCATGAAGGATTGATTCCTGCGACTCGCCACAGCTGATGCAGCCGCTGCCGATGCTCAACTCGTAGGTGCGCCGGTAATCGCGCACGGCCTTTTCAGCGTCCTTCATGTGGTCGGCGCGACTTTTCAGGGCCTCCTTGCGGACCTTGATGTCCCGGCGACCAACATCCGCCAGGGCCTTGCCGGCGATCGCCCGGCCCTTCTCGGATTTGCCGTGAGCGATGGCGCACTCGATCTCTCCGCACACTGCTTGCGCGGCGCGGGCTGGAGTGAACATCACCCGACACGAAGGGCAGCGCTTGCGACGTGGGCCCCCGGAGGTGAGCGGTGTCTTGCGTTGCAGTGGGGTGCGTTTCATGCGGCCTCCTTGAATGCTTCGAACTCGGCCATTTCGGTCAGGCGCTCTTCCGTGAGCGTCGGCCAGTCATGCAGCACCAGGTACGCGCAGCACTGGCGCCAGAAGTCTTGGAACACCTCTTCGCCCATTGAGTCGTACGAGAGACTGCGAGGTGTCTTGCGGGTGAGCTGCCCCAGGCCGGGGATGTCGAAAGCTTCCTCGTCGCAGTACACGCCCGACTCCAGCTGCAGGGCCTTGATAGCGTCGTGTGACTGCTTGCCAGAGAAACGGTCGATGTTCTGGCTCAGCACCCGGCCCAGGCCGTGGACCAATCCATTGAACCGAGGGTTGCGCGGCTGCTTGAGGTCGGCGCGGATCTTCGTGTTGATCCGGAAATCCCGCTCGCGAAGGATTGACCGGTCGGCGTCAGAGGACGGCACAAACGCGGCCACCTCCTTGCCGGTGGCAGGGTCGACCAGACGGCGCAGCACCAGGTACACGGGCATTGGGCGAGGCTTGGCAGGCTTGGTCATGCTGCAACCTCCGCCAAAGGTTCGCCGGCGCGCCGGGCCAAAAGATGTTCACGCGAGATAAAGGCGTCGACGACGAAGCCGCCAAGGTCGATCGCCAGCGGAATGCCATCGCCCTTGCCGCGAGCCACGTAGTACTTGCGATCCTTACGCCCTTGAACCGGGTCAAGGACGAAGTAGGTCTCGTCGGTGACCTCGATCAGGATCTGGTGGTTGCCACCCTCGATGTTGAGCGACGGTGACGTGCACAGGTACACACCCTCATCGGCCAGCGGCGGGCAGTCCAGACTGAAGAACGCCGTGTATTCAACGCCCAGGCGCTCGAGCATCTGCCGTAAGGTCAGATCGCCGTCGCGATATGGCTGGTGCATTTCTTCGATTACTTCCTGTGCCGGGCGCCCAACGATCATTGCCAGGCAGGTCGACACGCAGCTGTACGGGCACGCTTGCATTTGGTGAGTGATGATCGGGCTCATGACTGTTCTCCCTTCCCCATGGCAGCGCGACGGCCTTCGTGGAACGCCATTACGTCCTGCATTCCGTTATCCACAGCGACAATCTCACGGTCGAAGTAGGCCTGGCTGTCGGTCTCACCTTCTGGCGGCAGCTCACCCGGTCCCGCCAAGGAGTTGTAGATCCACTCCATTGCGGCGGCCGGGCCCTTGCCATGCTCTTCCTCGATGAGAGCCGAACGCATGGCGAGGATGTAGCGACCGAATAGCAGGTCCATCTCCTTGATGCGCATGCGAGCGAGTTCGTTCTCAGCCTTCAGCTCAGTATTCACCCGCTCGTAGGCTTCGTAGCCGGTCTTGAGGCCGGCGATCTCGGCGCGGAGCGCTTCAACTTCCTGCCAGAGTCGGTCGGCAAGCGGATCGAACCAGCCAGCCATTTTTTGCAGGCTGCGCATGTGTGCGGCAAGCTCGGCGGATGTTTGTTCCCGGACGTAGGTCATAGCTCTTGCTCCAGTGACTCGCCGCCATCACCCGGCGCAGATCCAGCCTTCGCCAGCGCAATGACCTTCTCAGCCTGCTCGAGCAGCTCAGGGTACTGATCGTTCCAGTTCTGCTTGTAGGCCTTGGCCATCATTGCTTCGAGGGTCTTCAGCGGCTCTGGCGCGGCGCGCATCAGGTATGCGTTTGCCCATGACTCATCGCCGATCACGAACTTGATGCCGTTGTGATCCATGGCGCCGATGGTGGCGATCTCAAGCGGTTCGCCATCTCGCATTACGCAGACGCAGTAGTCCTGGCGGTCTACGAGCCATTGTTCTTTGGTGTGGTTGCTCATGTCCGTTGCTCCGATGCTTCAGCGATCAATGCCATGCGCTCAAATCGCTCAGCGGCCTGGCTGGCGAGATTGGCCATGTCCGCCTCATCCACCACCGGCATGCACACGAAGCGGATGCCGTGCTTGACCATGGTGTTCGCCATCTCAAGGGATTGGCGTAGCTGTGCTGGGTTTGCTCGTTTCATCAGAAGCCCTCCTTGCAGCGCTGTGCATCGCGCTTAATGTTCATTTTTGCCAGCAGCAGCTCGCGGGCGGACTTGCCGTCGGCCGGGATGCCTTGCTGAATGATTTTTGCCTGGACCTGCTGGTCGGCCAGCTCGTTGGCGAGCTCGAAAGCCGTCTTCTGGCTGTCGTGGCCGATCCCGGTGAGGATCTTCCCGTTCAGCGGCTGGCCTTCCTGGGCGCGGCGGATCACCACGGCGTAGTTGTGATCGAAGCGCTGGCGCAGGCCCTTGTCTTCCTGCTTGGCTGAGCGCAGGTCGAACAGCCCCGTGGCAATAGCAGCGACCTTCACACCTTCGTGGCTGTAGACGCCCATCAATGCCTCCACCCATGCGTCAGCGCTCGCTGGCAGGCCGAACGCCTCAGGGCCGGGCGTGCACCAGCCTATGAACTGGCCGACGCTTGGGGCGAACGGTGAGCCGCTCTTGCGGCACTGCTCGATTCCATAACGGATTTGCTCCAGCGTGCGGATGCCGGCGGCCATGAAGCCCATCGTCCAGTTGCGCATCGCGGCGGCCTTGGCCTTGTCGTCCGGCCAAGCCTGCTTGTGCGCCGGAAAGATGGCCTGCAACTGCCGAAACAGGCGCTCGACCACTTCACCGGTGGCGTCATCCACAACGCCCAGCTGGGTTCCGGTCTGCGCCGGGGCCTGATAAGGGGCGGCGGTGGCCAGGGCCCGCGCTGCACCTGGGATCATCTGAGTGACGTTCTTCATAGGTCATCACTCGTATCGGTGCGCCACGACTGGTCGTAGTAGTCCGGCCCGTTGCCGACAGTCCTGCCACCCGCCACAACCTTTTCTGGGAACAGGCCGGTCCAGCCGTTGCTGATGGACTGGTTGATCACAGCGTCAGCGTCGTGGTGCCCTTCGAGCGTCTTGGCTTGCTTGGCGCAGGTCGTGGCGGTCAGTGGGCGCTTAATCTCGGCGCGGTGCTGGCACCAGTCCTGCCAGGTCTGGTCGCTGACGCTTTCAGGCTTGGCGGTCACCGGATCAAACTTCGCAGCCTTGGTGCGCGAGGGTGCTTTAGCGCCCGAAGGTTTTTCAGTCCTTGCTTGCTGTTTCAGTCCTTGCTCACCTTCAATACTTACTAGTGTCGGATTTGCCGGATACGGTTGAGCCGGAAGCGGTTCAGCCGTATACGGTAAAGCCGGAAGCGGTGATTCAGAGACGACGTAGTGGGTTTCACCAAGCAAACCAGAACCCAAACGATCCTGGCGGCGCTGTACGTAGCCGGCGGTGATCAGTTCTTGCAACAGGCCGTAAACACCGTCACGCCCGGTAGGCTTCGACGACTTAGAAGTCTCGTTGCGCAGGTGAGTGACTGACACGGCCCAGTGGTCAGGCTTACCCAGCAGGAACACCAGCAGGCCACGCGCAGCCCAGCTCAGGCGTGCGTCCTCGCTGATCGACTTGCTGAGCATGTAGAAATTCGCCTCAGGACGAGGCGCACGAATAATGCTCATTGCAAGGTCTCCCACTGAGGGAAGCGGCTACCCTGGAGGATCTTGCTGATAGCGGACTCGCGGATAGATTGAGGGTCAACGCCAGCAAGGCGACGGATCAGTACCTTGGACGCCAGCACGGCGGTTATCAGCTCGAACAGAGCATCGCCAGTGCAGCCTTCACACTTCGACTCTTCAGGGTCCAAATAGACACTCAGCGAGAACTCGCTTTTGTCCCAGGCCATAAAGGCGAGCTGGTCATTGCTGAACTGCTCCATGTAGGCTTCGTCAATGACGGTTGGTTTGATCGACTGCTGACTCATGAGACACCACCTAGCATATCAGCTTCACGAGCAGCCCACATTGCGCGGATCTTGGTCAGGCCCTTACCAGTAACGCGGGCCGTGGCCACGGTTGTCTTGCCGTTTTCTGGATGCTCGAAAGTGCTGAGCTTCGCCGTCAGATACCCTGACTCAATAGGGGCTTGCATCGGTTCGTTTTTGCGCAGCGTTACCCAGCGTTTCTGGCGCAGGAAGTCCATGAGACGCTTCTGGCCGGTGCCAATCAGTTTGGCCGCCTCGCCCACTGAGTACGTTTCGTGGGTCACCGTGACGGCATTGAAGAACTCAACCTTTGGCGCGTCGGCGCAAACCTTCTGCTCCAACAGCTGGTTTTCATTGGTCAGCTCGGTATTGTCTGCCTCCAGGTGCACGACTTTTCGCACGTTGTCGGTCAGCAGGGCCAACAGGACCTTTGGGTCGTTCAGGCGACTCATGTCAAACGAAGGTTGCGATGCCGATTCCTCCAGCACCTGCCATCGATCGACCAACGCGCCAGTGAATTCGGGACTCAGCTGTGCAACCACCACAAGGCTGTCACGCTTCCCTTTTTCGCCAGAGAATACGTATTCCTCGACCGGGCGCCCGCCAGTGGGCTTCTCCACCATTGGTGGGTTATCAATTACGCCTTTGAATGCCAATCTTTCTATGGCTCGCTTCACGCTGTCGTGTCGAGAGCCAACCAGATCGGCAATTTCTTGCGATGACATACTGCGCGCCACGTTTTCAGCTATCGAAAAACGTGGCGCGGATTCGTTGGTATTGACGACGGATTGGGGAATAGGCATTATTCGCTCCAGAACTTTGTTGTAAGTGCTGCACAAGAAGCCAGGCCACGAACCTGGCTTTTTTGTGCCCGTGATTTGGCAGTTCGGTATTTCATTGGCAGATCCTCAATAGTCCCTGAGGGGCTAATCAGCCCTTGCGTCCTATGGAAGCGACGTTGCTCCGGCTCTTGGGTGGCCGGGTCATTCGATCCAGTGCCCGGTTCATAATTGTTGCGGCCATCTCTTCCGGCGTTATCCCGTTGCGTCTGGCCAATAGCTCCAGATCAGCGAGTCCCTGCCAGTCGAGCTGGATTTCCAGCGGTTTTCTTTCAGGCACAGGGCCTCCTGGGCCACTTCAGGCCACGTCAGTTTTCGCGTTAAGCTCTTCCATCATCTGGTTCAGGCCGCGCTCGAGGATTTCCCGGGCGAGAACTGCTTTCTGCGTGCGCTGAAAACGCGCCATAGCAGTGAGCAGATCGTCGGCCACTTCATCTAGGCGGACCTTGGTAGGCTTGTCGTGCATGTGGCTTGGGTCGAAGTGCATCGTTTGTCTCCAGTGGCTGATGAATGGTTTTAAGCGGCTGATTTTTTAAGCTGGTTTTGGCTCGGGAACGGGCGAACCTCTTCGGCATGAAAGGTGCCGTCCGATGCCTCGGTCACGAAAATGTCCCGGCCAACCCTGAGTGCTTTGTTCAGCGCACCCTGGGACATACCGAGCAACTGAGCGGCCTTGGTTTGGCCCTTGCTGATAGCGAACTGATTGAGAGTGATTCGGCTCATGGCCATATCTCCATTGGCATTCATGCGGGCAGATTATCTCCCATGGAGATACTTTGCAACTCCAATGGAGATGGTTAACTATTTCCAGTGGGAATATTCTTGCGAAATGAATAAAGAAAGACGCCAATTGCTTGATTGGGAGCGGGAAGAGTGCGCGGCCTTGAAAAAGGCAATTGCGGACTTCAATGCCTCGCGCCCTAAGGACAAACGCCTGACCCAGGATGAGATCGCTCACACTGTCGGTATGAGTCAGGGGACACTTGGTAGCCATCTGAATGGACATCGACCCCTCACACAGAAGCTTGCTGTTTCTATGGCCGAAATGCTGGGCGTGCCGATTGGCTCTTTCAGCAAGCGCATCGAGGACGACATAGGCCGCATGGCTTCGGCTGCAGGCTTGAGTCATGCGCCGGCCGCCCCAGATGCGGATAGCCGCACCCCCCCGCGCAGCTTCGATCTGAACGACGAATCCGGCTACACCGGCGTCCTGCAACTGACGGCGCGCGGGTCAACCGGCGACGGGGACGACAACCCACACGTCGAGATCCGCGGTGTCATGGCGTTTAAGTCGGCCTGGCTGCGCGCAAATAACCTCAACCAGAAGAACCTGGACGTGATCTATGCGAACGGGCACAGCATGGAGCCAACCATCAATGACGGCGACGTGCTGCTGGTTGATGAATCAAGAGTGGAACCGAAGGACGGCCAGATATTCGCCATGCAGAGCGAATCAAAGGGCACGATCGTAAAGCGCCTGGTGAAGTCAGACTTCGACGGCTGGATCATCCGCAGCGACAACCCGGACAAGGCGCGCTATGGCGACGAGACCCTGCGTGACGGTGAGATAAACGAGGTCCGCATTATTGGACGTGTTGTCTGGCGCGGCGGGATGTTATAGCCGCGCCTTGCGCGAGAAATGCGAATAAAGAAAAATCAAGGATGTATCTATGACGCATGACACTACAGAAGTCAGCCTCAGTGCGAACGGCCAGACCTCCCGAGATGACAACCCGGCGCTGAAGGTTCCCGTTGAGGCCGTCGTTGACTACCTGAACAGAGTTAACAAAGACAGCAAGTGCACATTTTGTAACACTGGAGACTACGGGGTTATTCCATCTCCGTCTGGCGGCACTGCCTCAGTGGTTGCGGCTCCAGTTCCCAACATTCAGCACCTTGGCGTGTGGTTTTTTCTCGCAACGTGCATGGATTGCGGCCACACCATCTTCTTCAATGCTCGGCATGTGCTTGCGAAAATGCGGAATGGACGATGATGGCGACAGCAATCAAACCTTATGACTATTATGATTTCATGGGTGAGGCGTTTTGCCTGACTCAGGACGTAATCTGCACCGTGACTACGGATTTCTTTTTCACTGAAAACATTGACGCATCAGTGATGTCTGAAAAAACGTTACCGGTGAGTTATGTGTACACTCATCAAATCGCAACCATCTGCTTTCAAAAAATGGAGGGAGCAATGCGAGTTCTACTCAAGTACGACCTTCAAGACATTCCCGTGATGCTCGGCACTGCAACCTTTGTAGGTTCGGTTGCTGGAGTTTTGTGGGGACTTACATCAACGTCCACCACTCCAGCCGCGCTGACCATTTCGGCGGCGGTCGCTGGTCTATTTTTGGGCCGCCTTGTCTCTGAGAAGGCAAAGGTAGAAAAATGACGGCCGATGAAGCTTTTCTCTGGTACTTCGCTCACCTTCAGCCAATAAATATCGCGGCTGGCACACTTGCATGCCTTTTCTCTTTTTTTAAGCGAAGCGGGGTCGAGGCGCACGCTATTGATTCGATTGCGAAGGGAGCGACCTTCTGCTCCCTTCCGAGCGGAATTGCGTTTTTGCTATGCGCGGCCCATCCCGCATATGTACCTAAAATCTCCGACGCAAGCCTGGCGTTCTTCGTGGGCGGCCTAGCGCTCCTGCTTATCCCCTTTTTAGACATGCGCAAACTATTCGCACCATCTCCATAATTCGCGAAGTCGCTGTCGCAGAAGCCCGCCATTGAGCGGGCTTTTTTGTGCCTTCGATAAAAATTATCTCCATTGGAGTTGACATGAATATTTCCATAGGAGATATTAGCTCCATCGAGTCACCCAACAGGGACTCGCCAGGGCCTCAGGGCCTGACCGCTCTTTAAATCCGCTAAGCAACACTCCGCCCTACGCCTCGGCAGAAGCCCGGCAATAAGCCTGGGGGAGATAACGCAACGCAGCAATGCTCCCCTGCTCGACTTGTCGGCAGGCTGGTTTGCTGGGATTACCGAAAATTTCACTGATGCAGCTTGGCGACAGGCTGCATTGGGAAATCACGGAGGGCATAGAGATGCCGAAGAAAGTCTACCGATGTGGCGATTGTGGAGAAGTTCACGGCTCGCATTGGGATGCCGAGCGCTGCTGCATGCCGACTCCAATGGAGGGCTGGGTTTGCCCTGTATGTGACGAGGTCTGCGACGACGAAGACGAAGCAGAAAGGTGCTGCGCCTCGGTAAGCCCCGAAGGCGAACTGGTGACCTGCCCCAACTGCTTCCGCGACCACGACGAGGTTGCTCATCAGGCGGAAGTACAGGTCGCCGGGCACTGCTCAGTATGCAACCCGGCATTCAGTGTCGATGAGGACTTCAAAATCCACGACATCGTCGCCGAGCATGCTCACGATCACGCAATGAAGCTGGCCGGCTGGTAGTGGCTGCATGATGGACCTTTTCACTGATGCCCATCCAGAGTGGTGGGCATCGGGAAATCACCGAGGGCAAGACGATGCCGCACCCAAACAGCCCCAACGGCTGCTACCAGCGCCACGGCTATACGGTTGAGCGAACGCCACGCAAGAGCGGCGCCGGCCACCACCGAGCGATCTACGACCAGAACGGTCAGCAGGTCCTGAGTCGTGCTGGATACGACGCAGAGATCCAGTTCTGCCGCGAGCAAGGGCTGATGCTGAAAGAGGATCAGGTCCCGCTGCAGGCCGCGTAGCTGCAATTGGCAGCGCTTGAAACGGAATGCATGGACCTGAGCCACGACAGCCTGTCGTTAACTGCCCGATCCTCTCTATGAGAGCGCATCGGAACTCCCCAGCGCAGCAGCGGCAGCCAGCATGAAGTAGGCCGGGGCGCGTAAGTCGGTTGGGGATTTCCGATGCGGACGAAACTGCGGCCTATAACCGCCCACCTGCATCCTTATTCGATCAACCCGGCGCGGAGGATTGGCAGCCATGTGAACGCAATCAATTGGTACCCCCGCGCCACGTAGGGAGGTCTATGTGTCGCACCGAAAGCCCGGGCAATGTTCGGGCTTTTTTTGCGCCCGCCTAACCGGGTGAACCAACGAATGGAGAGAGTCATGCCTATCGATAATGGCGGGTCAGCCTTCCCGGCGACCGAAGCGAACTACCACAACGAAAACATGCGCGGCGAAGGCATGAGCCTGCGCGACTACTTCGCGGCCAAGGCAATGCAGGCCCTGCTGACTCGGATGAACTCAGGCCCAGGTAATCCAGCGGCTGCTGAACGCATGACCCGCGAATCAGCCGAGTACGCCTACGCCACTGCCGACGCGATGCTCGCCGCCCGTTCCGCCTAACCCCAAACACTGGAGGTCGCCATGGCCGAAGAGCTTGTAGCTCACGTTTGCAAGATCTGCGGCAGTGCCTGGCCCAAGCGGAAGAAGGCAAAGCTGCACGTCAACCTCAAACACCACGACCGCGTCTACGCCCAGCACGGGCCGGGACAGCATGTCGCATACCTTTGGATGGATTTGGAACACTGGAGGTCGCCATGAGCGATTGGATCAAGGTAAGCGACAAGCTACCCGAGCTGGACACGCCTGTTTGGCTGCGAATGCCCGAGAACATCATGATCGTCGGCGAGCGCGGCTCCAGCACAGACGGATGGATGTGGGCGGCTTGCTACGGGTTCTATTTCAACGCCATCGGCGAGTGGGACGCAAACGAAAGCGATGCCAGCGATGAATACGAGCCAACCCACTGGCAGCCGCTTCCCGCCCCGCCCACCGAATAACGCCACCCAAGGAGGCGACCATGAACGCAGCATTGAAGATATGCCAGGAGCGTTATGACGCTCAGTTGCCGCCTCCAGTGAGCGAGTCGGCGGTGGAGATTGCCCGCAGGGAGTGGCTGTACAACGCCACGGAGCAGCTGGTGCGGTTCGGTCAGGATGTGAAGGTTCAGCGGCGTCTGCGCAGGCCTCAGGTCGTCACGGTCGCTGAACTGGCACTGGCGACGGATGAGCTGGCGAACAACCGGCAGGCGAGCTGTGAGGTCGGTACTCCGGCGCTCGGCTGGCTGCTGATCGCCAACAACTGCGGCCGGGCTGACAAAGAGTCGACCGCCGAACTTCTGGGCCACAGCGACCACCCCCTCGGCAAGCTTGGCGAAATTGCAGAGGCCCTACTTCGGCCCCTCGCAGACGATGCACTGGCCGCCCAGGCCGAGGACGACGAACTATGAATACCCCTACCGCCCTCGCCCGCCTGGGCCTGGAAATCGCCAAGATGAAGAAGTCGTGCACCCCGGTACCGGACCGCACCTTCGTCATGGGCATGATCGAAATGGCCGAGTTCGCCGATCTGGTCGACTCCCCTACCGCCAACCGTTACCGCGATGCGCTGGACGCCAAGTTCGTCGAGCGAAATACGCAGCTCAAGGAGGCCGCCGCATGACCACGCCAATCCTGAAATCGCTGATCGACGAGCAAGTCGAAGAACTGCCCGCCGACCGCATGATCCTGGCGTTCACCCACACCAAGTGGCTGGGCGCCCTCTCGCTGGCCCATGACGCCGGCATCCCCAATGTTCACGCCTGGAGTGGTCGGGCCTGCATGTGTGGTGAGTGGACTGTCGCTTATGAGGTGAAGGCATGAAGCTCAGAAGGTTCGACGCGACTGACACCGCGCGTATTCGCGCAGCGCAGAGCAAACGTAATAATCGAATTGAGCGCAACTACCGTAACGAAGCTTCTCAGGGGCGGGAGCCCGAGGGTTTGCAGCGGATCGGCAAAGTTTGGAAAGCAGAGTGCAGGTCGTGCGGGAATGACTACGTGTTCGACTGTGACGCGCATGAGTTCCACCCCGATTACAGCTACTGCGGCGGTAGCGAGCGGTGCATACCATGACGACCCGCCAAGCCATCCGCCTGACCTCGGCCATCGTCGGCCTGACCTTCATCGCAGTTGTATTCCTGGGCCCCGCCATCGGCGGCCTGATCACCCAATAACCAACACCTTCAATCGCTGCGAGCATCGCGGCAAGGAATCCCCATGTCCGCAGAACAACAACTGGCGATCCTGCCAGCCAAAGAAGTAGCCCTGGCAGTATTCAGCGCCCCTAACGGCCTGGACCCATACCTGCAGAGCGTCCGGGAAGAAATCGACAAGTTCAACGCCTCGGCACCTGACGTTAAAACCAAAAAGGGCCAAGACGCGTATCGCTCGATTGCTTACAGCCTGGCGGGATCAAAAACGAAACTCGACAGCCTGGGCAAAGAGCTTGTTGCAGAGCTGAAGGATGTACCGAAGAAGATCGACGCCGAACGCAAGCGCGTTCGTGAGCTGCTGAGCGAGTGGCAAGAGGAAGTTCGCAAGCCGCTGACTGACTGGGAATCCGCCGAGCAGGCTCGCAAGGATCAGCACGTCGATGCCGTACAGGCAATTGCGGATTTTGCCCTGGATCTGTCGGATGTCACCGCCGCGGTACTGCTTGAGTCTATCGCCTCGGTTGAGGCGGTGAAGATGGGCGAGCACTGGGAAGAGTTCGAGGCTGAAGCTGCCCGCACCAAGGATCAGGTTCTGGACAAGCTGCGCGCCACCCTCGCCGCCCGCCAGAAATACGAAACCGAACAGGCGGAACTGGTCAGGCTGCGCGCCGAAACAGAAGCGCAGGCCCAGCGCGAGCGTGACGCAAAAATCGCCCGGGAAGCTGAGGAGCGCGCCCGCCGCCAAGCCGAGCAGCGTGCACAGGCAGAACGTGATGCCGCAGCCAAGCGTGAAGCCGAAGCAAAAGCCGCCGCTGATCGCCGGGAGCTGGAGTTGAAGCTGGCTGCTGAGCAATCGGAGCGCGCCGCCGCCCAGGCAGCGCGGGACAAGATCGAATCGGAGCAGCGCGCCGCGCAACAGAAGATCGACGACGAGCAGCGACACAAGCAGGCAATGGCTCAGGCTGAGGCTGATCGTGTTGCTGCCGAACTGCGCGCCGAACAGGAGCGTATCAACTCGGAAGCGCGTCAGGCAGAAGCCGCCGAGCGCGCTCGACTGGCAGAGGTCGCTCGAGCCAACGCAGCCGCTGACGAAATAATTCGTCAAGCCGCAGCCCGCGAGGCTGACAAGGCTCACAAGATGAAAATCAACCGCGCCGCACTGGACGCCTTTATCGCTGGAGGCATGCCTGAGGAATGCGCCAAGCAGGCAGTCATCCTCATCGCCCAGCGCAAGATTCCAGCCATCGCCATCACTTACTGAGGTCGTCATGAACGAGATCATTCAAATGCCGGCACGCGAAAGCGCCGGCCTTACTGCCGCCGAGGTTCACCGCTTCTCGGCCGTAGAGATTCGCCAGCGAGTTAACTTGGTGCAGGAAGTGATGCAGGGCATCATGAAGCGGGAAACTCACTACGGCACCATCCCAGGCACCCAGAAACCAACCCTATACAAGCCGGGCGCTGAAGTGCTTTGTGTGACCTTCCGGGTTGCGCAGGAATACCGAATTGAAGATCTGTCCGGCCCAGGTGTAGCGCGCTACCGGGTCACTTGTGTTGGTCGTCATCAGATGACTGGCGTCGCCCTCGGCGAGGGTGTAGGCGAATGCTCGTCCAGCGAAGAGAAGTACAAGTGGCGCGGTGTCATCTGCAAAGCGGAATTGGACGCCACTCCGGAGAATCTGCGCCGGAAGAAATACTACAAAAACGGTAATACGGCCGACCAGATCCGCACCGAGCCAGCAGACCTGGCCAACACCATCCTCAAGATGGCCTGCAAGCGAGCCATGATCGCCATGACGCTCAACGTCACCGCAGCATCGGACATCTTCACGCAGGACATCGAAGATCTACCCGAGGAGCTGCGGCCACAGGAACAGACTCAGGCTCAGGCTCAAAGCCAGAAGGCAGCTCCAGTCCCTCATGACCCCGCCCTGTCCGCTCACTGGATTACCCAGGCCGAAGCTGCAATCACGCCCGACGCACTGACAGAAGTTTGGAAGGCCGGGGTGGCTGTCATCAATGACGCCAAGGACACAACAGCCTACGACCTGTTCAAGGCCGCAGTGGTGGCGTGCGGAGTGAAGCTCAAGGCCACCGAAGAGGCCAGGCCGGAAAGCGAGGACGTCGCAGACCAGCAGCCCGAACCACCAGCCGACGAAGAAGTTGAATTTGAGGAGGTCCCAGAATGATCATCGTGAATTGCGCGCAGGGGTCGGAAGAGTGGCACCAGGAGCGAGCCGGAGTTATCACCGCCAGCATGTTTGGCGATGCGCGAGCGAAGCTCAAGTCAGGACCGAACAAGGGCGAACCAACCGCCAAGGCTCAGGATTATGCATTCCGACTGGCTGTGGAGCGGATCAGCGGCAAGCCCCTTGATGGCGGCTTTGAGACCTGGCAAATGCGCCGGGGGCATGAGCTGGAACCACAGGCCCGCATGGAGCATGAAGCTCAAACTGGTTTGATTGTCACCCAGGTCGGACTGGTCAAAACCGACGACGGCGCATTTGGCGCCAGTGCAGATGGCTTCATCGGCGAAGATGGCGGCTCGGAGTACAAGTGCTTCCTCGCCCCTGAAAAACTTCGGTCGTTCCACATAGACAATGACGCCAGCGAGATCATGGACCAGGTACAGGGTTGCATGTGGATCACCGGTCGCAAGTGGTGGCACATCGGGATGTACTGTCCAGCCCTTGAATCGGTCGGACGCCAGTTGTGGTGGCAGGAATTCAAGCGCGACGACAACTACATCGACAAGCTTGAAGAGGAGCTTTGGGAGTTCAAGCTGCTGGTGGACGGATATGAGGAGAAACTGCGGAGTAAAGCAGCATGATCAGCAACCACCTCAGCCTGGTCGAGCAGCACAGCCAGGACGCTTACTCGATATCGGAGCGCACGGCGGAGTTCTTGGCC